CTCCTTTGGTTTTGCTTTTCGCGCTTGCTTGTTTTTATCTTCAAGCATTTTTATAAAGATAGCGTTATCTTTTATGGGTATGTCTGGCCATTGTTTAGTCATTGGTTTTCTCCTAAAATAAAAAAAAATAAATTATTATTATTTCAATTGGTCTATATATTGCTTTGCTTCTTTTATAGTTTTAAGTTTATTAGCAATTAACAATAAAATCATTCCGTCTGGTTCTTCAATTAATATTGATTTAGGAATACGTTTTGTAGCATCAAATTGTTTTATTTTGTAGCCTTTGTAATTTGTTATTCTCATTATTTTCTCCTTTGTTGTGTAAGAAATCATTTCCTTACATTCACTATTATACACGAAACTACACTCAATGCAAGAAATAAATGTATAAAAAAGTATTTTGACATATATAATTATTTGCATGGAAACTAAACCTAAGTCAAAAGCTGGTAGAAAAAGAATTAAATTTGACGAAGAAACTTTAGAAAAAATAGAAAATTGGGCTGGAAAAGGACTGTCAGAATCACAAATAGCAGATTTGTTAAATTGCTCATTGTCAACAATAGCAAGGAATAAACGAAATAATGACAAATTTGGCACAGCCCTTAAGACAGGAAAAGCTAGAGCCATCGCCGCGATTTCAAACAAAGTTTACGAAAATGCTCTTGAAGGCAAAGAAAATTCTGCTTTTTTCTTTCTCCGCAATAGAGATCCAGACAATTGGTCGGACAGACAAGAGGTAAATCACAACATAAACCTCAAACAAATCATGCAAAATTCTAAAAATAGACTAATAGAGGGCGAAATAGTAGAAAAACAGGCCATTTCCGTCCCACTCCCTAAGAAGAAGTTGACCGAAGAATAAAATACCTTGAAAAACCAGGAGAAAAATCAAAAATAGCCCCCCTTATTTTCTAGCGGCGGTAGTATTTATATATAACCTTTGAAATAAATTTTTTATGAAAATTAATAGAAAAGCATTTATAGAGTCAGTCACCGATACAACACTTGGTGCAGTATTTAACTTTCCAATATCATGGGCCACCCTCGCTCTCTTGCTCATGTTCACTACCGACGCACTTTTAATTTCTGTAGTCCAGCTCACAGTCCTCACCGTCGCTGCTATTATTAGACGTTACTGCACCAGAATTTATTTTGACGAGATGAATAAGAAGAATGAAGTATAGTCCGCAACAAGAACAAGAGTTGATGACCGAACTATGGTCGCCAATGGTCAAAGATAATCCGTACAACTTTGTTAAATATTGTTTCCCTTGGGGACAAAAGGACACCCCCCTCGAAGATTTTGACGGACCAAGGCAATGGCAAGAAAAAATTTTGCGAGAGATTACAACGCATATCCAACGTAACGAAAGAGTCGATATGCCAGAGATGTTTAGGCTCGCCGTCGCCTCTGGTCGTGGTATAGGTAAATCTGCTCTCGTCGCTTGGCTCATTATCTGGATGCTCTCCACGCGCTTGGGGTCGACGATTATTGTTACCGCTAACACCGAACAACAATTACGCTCACGAACTTGGGCCGAGTTAGGTAAATGGCTAACGCTTGCGATTAACTCGCATTGGTTTACTAAAACCGCTACTGCAATTAAGCCTGCGGCTTGGTTTGAAGAAGCGCTGATTAGAGATCTTAAAATCGATACAGGTTATTACTACGCGCAAGCGCAACTGTGGAGCGAGGAAAATCCTGACGCTTTCGCAGGGATTCACTCTAATTACGGCGTTTGCCTGATTATGGATGAGGCATCTGGTATACCTGCGCCGATTTACTCAGTCTCAGAAGGTTTCTTCTCAGAACCAACTGCCGATAGATATTGGTTTTGTTTTTCTAACCCAAGACGGAACACAGGTCCGTTTTACGACTGTTTTCACACCAATCGCTCTTTTTGGAAGAACAAACAAATTGACTCGCGCACCGTCGAAGGCACGGATAAAGAATTATTTCAGCGCATGCTCGAACAATACGGCGAAGATTCAACCGTAGCGCGAGTAGAAGTTATGGGCGAGTTCCCACGCGCCGACGACGATACCGTTATTCCAATGGAGTTAGTCCGCGCCGCGATAGACCGAGACGTAGCGCTGACGGCGAGTGAGCCGATTTTATGGGGTTTAGACGTAGCGCGCTTTGGCGGTGACTCAAGCGCGCTCTGTGTGCGCCAGGGTAATACTGTCTTTGAGATAACTAACTTTCAATCTATGGATCTTATGCAACTCTGCGGAGTTGTGAAAAATAAATTTGACGATTGTACGGCGATAGAAAGACCACAAGAAATATTGGTCGATGTGATTGGTTTAGGAGCTGGGGTTGTCGATAGGTTAGCCGAACAAAATTTACCTGTGCGCGGTGTCAACGTAGCCGAAGCGCCAGCGACGAAAAAGAATTATTTAAACTTGCGAGCCGAGTTATGGTTCAAGGTAAAAGATTGGTTGGCGCAGCGTGATTGCAGACTTCCTAACGATGATGAGCTTGTTTCTGAATTAGCTGCGCCGTCTTACAAATATACTTCAACAGGCAAAATAAAAATAGAGTCAAAAGAAGAAATGAAAAAAAGAGGCATTAAATCACCAGACAAAGCCGACGCACTCGCGCTGACGATGGCAAGTAGCGCCGCAAGTTTTGGTGGCGGTGAGAGCTTTATGGGGTATAATTTTCGCAAGCCTGTTAAATCGAGAATAATACGAGTTGGCTAATATGGCAGAAGAAAAGAAAACGAAAGAAGAAGTAGCAGAAGCATCTATGATGCTCGACCTATCGGCGCAACTAAAAGTCGAGATGGATGACGCGAAAGATTACAACAATCAAGTTGGTCAAGAACGCGCCGAATCAACAGAATATTATTTAGGTAACGAGCCAGAACCAACTAGTTCATTGCAATCTTACTATGTGTCAACCGACGTTAGAGATACGGTATTGTTTATGTTGCCGTCTATCATGCGTACTTTCTTTGGCACAAAAAAGATTGTTGAATTTGTCCCTAAAGGGCCAGAAGATATTCCGATTGCAGAACAACAAACCGACTATATTAATTACATAGTCCAAGAAAAAAATTCAGGTTTCCAAGTTTTATACGATGCGTTTAAAGACGCTTTAATCAGAAAGACAGGTTTTGTGAAAGCGTATTGGGATGACAGTCTGTCAACCACAACGCATGAATACACTAATATTTCACCGCCTGCTTACCAAGCATTGGTGATGGATAAAGACGTTGAAATATTATCTGAAACAGCAACCGAAGAAACCATAACAACCCTTGACCCTGTGTCTGGTCAAGAAGTAACGCAAGTTATACCTGTGTCTTACGATTTAACAATTAGGCGCGTCAGAGCTAAAAACCAAGTTGTTTTAGAGTCTGTACCGCCAGAAGAAGTCTTAATAGCTAGACACGCTAGGTCCATGCAAGATTCTTCTTACGTCGCGCATCGCATGATTAAGACAACAAGCGAATTGGTTGCAATGGGTTACAGCAAAGAAGAAATAGAACAATACGGCGGTGAAGGTTCTTTACTAGATCCGTTAGCTTTTGACGAGCAACAAGCCAGAAACCCACACGACAACATGGCTTTTCCAGACTCAGGTGCTAGTAAAAATGTTTTATACATAGAGCATTTTATTTACTACGACATGGATGATGACGGTATCGACGAATTATTAAGGGTATGTACGTTAGGTGACGCTCTCCACATAATCAACGTAGAGCCTTGCGACGAAGTACCGATTGTTATGTTTTGTCCTGACCCTGAACCGCACACAGCAATCGGCTCATGTCCTGCGGATTACGTCAAACCAATCCAAGCAGCTAAATCACAAATTGTTAGAGATACGTTAGATTCTCTTGGTCATTCAATCTTTCCAAGAATGGGTATTGTTGAAGGTCAAGTCAACGTTGACGATGTGTTAAACACCGACATAGGACAACCGATTAGAATGAGAGCGCCAGGTATGGTGCAACAACTAA